TATGGTGTAAACAGTTACAGTGATAGTTTCTACTCTACTATTGTCTACGACTACAACGATACAGGTTTTTACACAGACTTAAACAGTGATACCAACTGGCAAGGTCTAACAGACTACGGTAAGATGCGTATTGGTCTAACTGCCAAAGGTAACTTCCGCAGAAATAACTATACCGGTGACAGTAACTACTGGACCGGAGCCATGGGTTGGGGTTACAACACAGCCAGCACAGTTAGCGGTTGGGGTAACGGCTTCTTTGACGTTTGGGGTGTAGGCACAGGTGACGGGTGGCCACCGAGTACCAGCCACTTTGAAGGTATCCAGGCCTATCACTATACCTACGGTGGCGGTGGATACGGTTGGCAAATGGTCAACGGTGGCGGCGCTGAATCTGTATGGTTCCGCCCAAGCTGGTATGGATATGGAAACTGGAGAAACTTTGCCTTTTATGGTGTAAACAGTTACAGTGATAGTTTCTACTCTACTATTGTCTATGATAGTAACAATACAGGTTACTATTCAGATCCAAACGGCACCTGTAACTTTAATCAAGTACAAAGTGATAGAACCTATGGTTTCAGTGATATTCGCAGTCCTATTTTCTACAACTACGGTGATACTGGATACTACTGTGACCCAAACAGCGTTTCTCAATTAGCTTGGGTTTACGCCAACGACTGGTTCCGTCCTCAAGGCGGTTGCGGTGTTTATTGGCAATCTTATGGACGAGGAATCCGTGCTGCTGATAATGAATATAGCTATGGAAATATTGGTACCTATGGAGACGGTCTAAACGGTTGGCGCGGTTATGCTGTCTATCCTAACAACTGCATCTTAATGGCCAATGGTGGAACCTGGGGTATGTATAACCCTCAGTGGGGTTGGATGATGATTTCAGATATGGTTGGTAATGTTACCTTTGGTAACAACGTTACTGCTTATTCTGATATTAGATTGAAAGAAAATATTCGAGAAATAGATAATGTAGTTGAACGCCGTAATACACTAGCAGCAGGTGCAATTAAATATGAACGTGATGGACGTACTCGAATTGGTTATGCTGCTCAAACTTTGAGAGATAACGGATGTCATGAATTTGTTCTTGAACAAGATGATGCACTTAAAATAGCCACTGGCTTAGGTACATTATCAGTTGACTACGGAGAGACCGCAGCCATACTTGCCGTTGTAAGTAAGATGACTGACGACCAAGTTGAAAAATTAAAAGACAAAGTAGCTAAATTAGAAGAAATCATAGAAAAATTATTAGGAGATTTAAATGCAGGTTAATATACTTGAACGCGATATAACAACAGGAATTGCTACAATACAATTTGTACACAATGACGTAACTCATACTGATAGATACGATTTACAAAAAGTAGTTCCCGGAACTGATCTTGTTCTAAAAGGATTAAATCTTGAATTTACAGCAGAAATGCAGGCAACTATTATTCAAAAACTTGCAGATAAAATTCAACGAGAAATTGAATCGGGAATACTTAGAAATCCGATATAATAAAAGTAAATATTGGACTAGTAAAATGACTGCACACAGCGGCGTTTGCTAAATAATTTAAAAGCTAATCAGGAGATTACAAATGGCTATTACATATACCTGGAAATTAACAGGATTGAAGAAAATGGACAAAGGTGGAATTGAGGGTCTTGTCTTTCAAACATATTGGAAAAAAATTGGCACAGATGAAAACGGTAATACCGGAGAGTTTTCCGGAGCTACACCGATTCCTGCTGACAGTGTTGTTGAAGATGATTTTATTCCTTACGAACAACTAACTGAAGAAATTATTCTAAGCTGGGTAAAACCTGTGGTAATTGGACAATATGAATCTCATGTCAACGGCGTGATTGCCAAACAGATTGAAGAGAAAGTTACTCCAACTGTACACGTTGATGAAAATCAACTTCCTTGGGCCCCGCCAATAACTCCCACACCTCCAGTACCAAATCCTGAAACTCCTACACCATAATTTGTGTCTGTGATAAACTACACACATAAATAAAAGCATAGGAGATCTTTTATATGCAAAACAGTACTGCACAGCAACAACCTACTAGAGTAAAGTTGGACCTTACCATTGATGAACTAAATGTTCTAATCATGGGTTTGGTAAAACTACCATATGAGACCAGCGCTGGTCTAGTTGAAATAGTTAGAACACAAGCTAGCCAACAACTACAACAGATGCAACCGGCTCAAGGTGGCGCACAACCTCTAAGTGGTGGTCCAGCTGGTAATTTACAATAATTTGTAAGTTGTTAATAACAAAACAGGGCTTTTTAAGCCCTGTTTTCTTTTATACTAGTTCTAACAACAGTTCAAGTTTTGCTCTTATAACTTTGTTAGCAAGACTGTTTTTTACGCCTTGATGTAAAGGTTTGGGCCACGAGTCGTAATTGCACCAAGCAAATCCATTGTGTTCTTCATTGAGCGTGGGAATAAATTCTCGATCAACAATCAACACATAGGTATTGTATTGAAAATTTTGATCATTGCTGGTAAACAATTCTAGGGGAATAATTTTGTTTATTTGAGGAATGTTGCCAACTTCTTCTTGTATTTCTCTGGTTAGCGCATCAACTGGTGTAAGGTCAGTGGGCTCTTTTTTACCACCTACCAGTCCCCAAGTACCAGCAGTCTTTCCCTGAGTTCGCAGTAACAGTAAAAATCTTCCAGTTTCTCTAGCTAAAAATAAACCACCACTGCAAACTATCTTGTTCATAGAATCAAACGCCACGCACCATTATCATAAACACCTTCAAAGCTCTTTGACCATTGCTCTCCGTCCCACTTGTATTGAACGTTGGTGTATATATTAGTTATGTAAGTTGTGTTGGGTGAGGTTGTAGAATCAAACACAACACTCCAACTGGTGCCATTCCATTGTATAATGTCGTTGGCATTAGCTCGGAATCCCGAACCATTAGAATTTAACCATGCTACGGGACCTACTGCTTGAACAGAATTTATATCTTCTAAAATTAAGTAACGTGTTCCGGCAGACTTAGTAGAAGGATTAAATGTTTCAGGATTTACAATAGCATCAACAGTTCCTCGACCGGCAATTTCAGTATTGCTGGGCACAGTGTCCTGATCTATGGAAATTTGCATACTATGATCGTCTGTGGGATTTAGACTTACATAGGCTACAATTTCTCCGCCTTCGGGCTTTTGTAATCTCAGTTGACTGTATCCTGCTCTAAATTTTCCAGGATAAAAACTCAGTATGCTATGCCAGTTATGTTTGTTTTTAGCATCTGAAATATCAATGTCATCTCCTACCCCGTTGGACCATTTTAACAATGTAGCAGTATTGTTTAATATCAATAGATCAAAATTGCCAGGAGAAACCGTGACTCTTTCATTGGCATCTTCGGAAAAATCTATCTGTGTTAGTGGGTTTCCATAATTTTCAGCAATGGTATCTTGGCCCACAGCGTGAACATCAGTGATAATCTTAGTTATGATACCTAATTTCTTGACCTTGGCAGGAGGAGTGATCCATACAGGGGCTTTAAATACCATATTTAAAATATCAATGTCCTGCTCCAAACCTTGAGGAATAGTACGACTACTCCACGTTTGGCTTTCTAAATTTAAAACACTTAAACTGGTCCAGTCTATGTAATTGTCTGTGGTCTGTATTTCTAAACTAGGATTAAAAATTACAGCAATCTGTTCCCACAACTGCATTTTTTGATCTGTGTTAGTAGTCCATATGTCAGCGGCAAATGTGATTTCAAATGGACTGGGCATTATACGCTCAACAGTGTAATTTGCACCTTGTATATCTAAATATTGACCTGTGGCTTCATTGTATTCACGTTCGCGAACATTTACTTTACTGACAAACGTAGGATCCTGCATACGTGCGCGATCAAAATTAATATCTTTAATATAGCAGGCAATCAGTGGAGCACTGGGTATTGAGTTTTCACTGTTTTTTCTCAATATCTGTGCTACCTGTCTGTTCATGTCACCGTAGCGAACAGGCACTTGAACCAACTGTCCTTTGGCATCTTTGTAACTAAAGTTGCTGAGAACACGCATAAATTGAACTAGATATCTACGTACCTGTCCATCATAGAAATAGGAACTCATGAATTATCTGCCTTTGCTCGCAATGCTTTTGATAGTGATTGACGCTCTTGTACAACATTACCGGCAATGGTTGCGGTAGTTGTATTATTAATGAATCCGCCTTTGAGTGTTTGTTTAGTTGCACTATTAGCCCACTGGCCTTTGAGGTCTTCACTGCCAAAATTATTTAGGGTCATACGCACATTGTCTTCATAGGCGACCCAATGCTTGCCGTCATGTCTAAACAATCTGTTAGGAAGGTAGTCTGATCTCAAGAAGAATTCACCTTTCTCGGGATT